AATTAGACTTTAACGCAGCAGAGTTGAGAACTTTAATCGCTCTGCAGGGAAAGCCTCAACCCGTTGGAGATTTGCACGATTGGAACATTAAGAATGTTTTTCGTGGGCTAGTCACTCGCGAAGAGGCGAAAAAGCGAATATTTGCGTGGCTATATAATCCCGAGAGCGATGATTATTTATCTTCGAGAGCTTATGATCGAGACTCGGTGGTGGAAAAATATTTTAATGATGGGCACGTAACGACTGTTTTTGACAAAGTTATTCCTTCGGAGGAAAGAACAGCCTTAAACTATATCATTCAGAGCACTTGTGCTGAGAACGTCTTGAGACAAGTGATCAAGCTGTCTGGTTACTTTAAAAATAAAAAGTCTTTTGTAGCTTTCCCGATACATGATTCTGTTGTCATCGATTTTTCTGTGGAAGACAAGAATAGCCTGGTGGAGATTGTAGATATATTTTCTAATACTGAGTTGGGGAAATTTATGGCGAATGTAAGTATGGGAAGAGACTTCGGACACTTGCAAAAACTCAGAGGAGCACAATGAATATCATAGGACTCGGCGCCGCAGGCTGCAGGATAGCAGAATGTTTTGAAAAGTACCCCCAGTACGACACCTATAGAATAGATGTGGGCTTGAAAGGGGAGGGGTGCTATAATTTCCCTAAGTGTGAAAGTGCCGAAGAATATGAGTCAGTCAGTCTACCCAGAATCAAGCCCTTCTTTAAGGGTATTTCTGGAGAGTCTTTGTTTGTAGTCGGAGGCTCCGGGAAGATTTCTTGTGCGTCTTTGAGGATATTGGAGTATCTCAAAGATTTGCCCGTCTCTATAATGTATATAAAACCAGACATGTCACTGATTGGCGGCAACGCGCTATTGCAGGAGAAGATAGTCTTCGGGGTTATGCAAGAGTACGCTCGATCGGATGTTTTTAAACAAATATATCTTATTTCGAATGAGGCCCTGGATAGCGTCGTTGGCGGCGCGCCCATCATCGGATATCACGATAAGCTAAACGAGGTCCTTGTGCCCATCTTCCATATGATCAAGGTGTTCGAAAACACAGAGCCTGTGGTTGGAAAAATACAAACCCCGAAATCGACACACAAGATTGTGACCATAGGTCTTTACGACGCGCAGAAAAATGAAGAAAAAATGTTTTTTTCTCTTGACAAGCCGCGCGAAAGATGTTACATTTATGGTATAAATGAAAACAAACTAAAAAGCGATGGGACATTGCTCAAAAAGATTATAAAACAGGTTAAAGAAAAGAATGGTGGAGATCTCAAGGCAACATATGCTGTCTATTCTACTGACTACGACCATGATATACGATATATCATTGAGAGAACCCCCTACGTTCAAGAACCTGAAAAAAAATAAAAATATTTCTTGACAACACACGAAATACATGTTATATTATATGTATCAAGATGAGAGATTTGTCATCTTGACCTAACAACCTAGAGGTAAAAAATAAAATGGCACTTGACATAGAAAAAATTAAGTCACGCTTAGATAGCGTAAAAAATAACGGAAAAGCAGGCGGCTCGTTCTGGCGACCACAGGATGGTTCACAGACGATTCGCATTGTACCAACAGCCGATGGCGATCCTTTTAAGGATTATTGGTTTCACTATAATTTGGGACCGAATCAGCGCGGAGGAATTTTGTGTCCAAACCGCAATCATGATGAAGCATGCCCCATCTGTGATTTTAAGGACCAACTCTGGAAAGAGTACAATAGTTCGCAAGATCCAGACACCATGAAATTGGCGAAGGATCTAACCCCACGTCAACGCTTCTTCTCACCCGTTCTGGTGCGAGGCGAAGAGTCCGAGGGTATTCGAATTTGGGGATATGGTAAAGAGGCTTATACGTCTTTACTCAATCTTGTACTGAATCCGGAGTATGGTGATATCACCGACATCGAGGAAGGTACAGACTTGACTTTGACCTATGGAAAGCCGCCTGGTGCAAATTTTCCTAAGACCGTGCTAACTCCACGTCGCCGAACTTCACCGCTGTGTGACGAGTCGCTGGGAGGAGACGACGAGTGCAACCGTCTTATTGAAAATATTCCAAAGTTTGATGGCTTGTTCCAGGTAAAACCCAAAGAAGAGGTTCAGTCTATTCTAGATTCCTTCATGGATTCGCTAGGAGATGATAAGGAAGAGGATACAATCAATATCTCTCCCTCTCCCTCCGCAGACGTCCCAGATGTCATTAGCGTCTTTAACGAATTATCTAATAACTAAATCTTCCCCCCGCTAGCAGACCGGCTTATAGTCTGCTCCTTTTTAAATTGAAGAGACGTAAGATGCCGAAAACGCCACTGAGATACCCCGGTGGCAAGTCGCGTGCTGTTAAGCACATTCTGCCACTCATCCCCGAGGATTGTAAGGAATTCTGCTCCCCCTTCCTCGGGGGTGGGTCGCTGGAGCTTGCTGTCGCTGAAGAATACGGAGCCAAGGTCTATGGCTATGACTTGTTCAAGCCGTTGGTTTGGTTTTGGCAAGCTCTCCTAGAAGACCCCAACCAGTTGCTCGAAGAAATAGAGAAGCGCCAACAAAAGTTGATCGAATACACAGATGACCCGGCGAAGTTTGAAGCTGGTGAGTTATACAACAAGATCCGTCGAGGCGAGGTAAGGGGAATTCCCAGAGAAGAATTCGAAGATGCGAGAGAAATTGTAAACTCGCTCCAAACGAAGCCCAGACCCAAGGGGCGGAAGCTATTTAAACGCGCCGCCCAATATTATATTGTGAATCGCTCAAGCTTCTCGGGGGCAACAACCTCCGGAGGGTGGTCCTGGAAGGCTAGCTGGAACAGAATGACCACCACGACTCTGGACAGATTAAGGGAATTTAAAGTAAAAAACTTCACAGTGGAGTGTTTAGATTTTAAAGAGGCCATAGCAAGACATCCGGATGCGTTTCTGTACTGCGACCCACCATACATGCTTGGTTCAAAATCCTGGATTGAAGAGCACGTAGACGAGAGAACCGGGAAGGTTATCCCAGGATATTGGACAAACCGCGAAGTTTTATATGGAAGCGATGGTGATCTTCATGGTCCCTTCGACCATCAGACTCTTCACGAGGTTCTATCGCAGCGTTCAAACTGGGTCTTGTCTTACAACGATTGCCCAGCAATCAGGGACTTGTACAAGGGTTACGAGATAAGAGAAGCTGAATGGTCATACGGAATGAAAAATGTTAGCACAAAAAAGATGGGATCCTCATCTGAGCTACTAATTATAGGGTGATGAAGATGAAACCACTAATAGAAAGTTGGCGAAGGTATTTGGTTGAGGGTCAAACTGGAACTGCTTTTGAGGACGTTGTTATCGCCGTCGCTCGTGGCGAAGAACCCGGCGAGCGAGGACAGCTTAAATATGGGGGATCCACATTTGAGGATCTTGCTGTACAGTCACTTTCTAAAATGGGACTCAAACCAGGCTCGGACCCCTCCGCCAGAAAGGTTGTGGCAAAGGGAATCTCCGGAGACCCGAAAACTGATATTGTTTTAGATGGTAAAAATATATCCTTGAAACTGCCGGGACCAATACAATTTACTTCTGGGGAAGCCAAATCGAGCGCGGGAGCCATGGAATTGGCTTATCGAGATTTTGTAAAAAACCACCCAGATGTTGAGTCAAAACTTAAGGAAGATTTAAAGAAATTTCTAAAAGATCTGATGAAAACTTCCGGTAAGGGGTATCTTCCACGCGGTACCGAAGGGGAAGGATATCTACCCCAGTTAAAAAAGAAGGCAATTGACGATTGGAATAAAAATAAATGGGCTAGCGGCACCCAAATTCCTTCGGATATTCGCAAGCAGGGAAAGCCACAAGAAGTATTCCCAAATGTCAACGATTATGTGAGGGAATTTGTTAAGGCGGGGTCGAGAGCGGCTAGAAAAAAGTCCAGAGTTCCACGCCTTTCTTATGAAGAATTTAATAAAGAAGTTATGTCGGACTTGAAAAAGAAGATTAAAGAGTTGGCGGATGTCAACGAAGATTATTATAATATCATTGTGGACGAGTGGCTTACGGGACGCCGACAATTCTCTTCTAATCCCGAATTGGTCGCGACTCATATGCTGTCTCCAGATGGATTTTATGATATAAGCACCACAGACAAAACCGCACAGATGGCTAGCGATCGAAAAGATTTTATTAAATGGGACGTCCGGGCGAAAGGACGAAATTACTTAGCTAAAAAAATCACCCTTCGCGTCGGGTTTGACGCAAAGAAATATTATAGATCTCTTCAAAAAAACCTTGACACAGCATAGATTTGATGCTATAATGAGATATAAAGAATAGGAATTCAAATGCCCAGCAAGTCAGCAGCAGGTAAACTTTCGATTAGTGATATGCGAAAGCTAATCAACAAAAAGGCAGGCATGAATGTCGCCCACAATCTTAAAGAAGAAAACCCAACTGAAGTAACGCAGTGGATTCCTACTGGCTCTCGTTGGCTTGACTCGATTACGTGCCGGGGGAAACTGGCAGGGATCCCAGTGGGAAAAATCACCGAGATCGCAGGACTAGAGTCCACTGGTAAATCTTATATGGCTGCTCAAATTGCAGCCAATGCTCAGAAGCTGGGGATGGATGTCGTTTATTTCGACTCGGAATCTGCCATCGACCCCGGTTTTCTGGAAAACGTAGGGTGTGATTTGAACAGGCTTTTGTACATTCAGGCAACATCTGTCGAGTTTGTTCTAGAAACCATTGAAGAACTCTTGGGCTCTGATAGTCAAATTCTCTTTATCTGGGACTCCTTGGCGCTAACACCAGCCATATCGGATGTGGAGGGGGATTTCAACCCTCAGTCTTCGATGGCTATGAAGGCTCGAATCTTATCCAAGGGCATGTCGAAACTTACGGTTCCGATTGCCAACACCCACTCTACATTTTTGGTCTTGAACCAGCTTAAAACAAATATAACTCGCTCACCGAGCGAGGCAATGACGACACCCTACGTGACCCCAGGTGGCAAAGCCATGATATACGCATATTCGCTGCGTATTTGGCTCACTGGGCGAAAGGCAAAGGCCAGCTTTGTTCTGGATGACAACGGATTCAGAATCGGATCCGAGGTGAAAGTGAAGCTTGAAAAGTCACGCTTTGGAACCCAGGGTCGTCGATGTAATTTTAGAATTCTTTGGGGCGGTAACACCGTCGCAATTCAAGACGACGAGTCTTTATTCGATGCCATAAAGGGATCAGAGAAT